TGCGAAGACGCAATCGGGTGATGAGTACTTCAAGGTAAAGATTGGAAAGGAGAAGGCGATTGTGTCTCCACCGCTGTCTGGTCACGGCCAGGCCAAGGGCAACGGCTACCAGCCTCAGCCTGCTGATGACATTCCCTGGTGACACTGATGGCATCTAAGAAGCAATCCTCCGTGATCCCGCCCCTGACCAACTGGGGTGGGGTCAGGTCTGTGCAGCGCAGGCTTGATCGATCCAATACCCTGATTGCAAACCGTGAAGCGGTGAGCTATGCCCTGCTGTGCATGGCCAATACGAAGATCACGGACATCATGACCTGGGATGAGATGGGTAACGTCAAGGTCAAGGCCGCTCACCAGATCCCTGATCACGCGCTGCAGGCGATTAAGAAGGTCAGCGTCAGGACTGACAAGGAAGGCAACAGTTTCTTGGACATCGAGCTGTACGATAAGGTCGGTGTCTTGCGGTTGCTGGCCAAGGCCTCTGGCCTGTTGGACAACCCTGACGAGAACGACAAGCCGAGCGTGATTGATGTGAACGTGGTCGCGCCAGCAACGGGGGAAACATGAGCAGCATAGGAAAGCTAGCTTCATGGATGATGCAGCACGGCTACGCTACAGGCCACGGCGAATCGGTGGATGATCTGCTGGCAGAGTTAACGTGGCAGATTGAGGAAAAGATTGAGATGGAGCGCGAGGCGTGTGCTGTCATTGCGTTCAATGCAAAGACTTATCTGGAAGCAGCCGCAGCTATCCGCGCAAGATCGAAATGAGCCTTTGGAGAAAACGTGTCAAAGACAAAACAACAGTCAGAGAAGACAGTAGCAACCGGCGGTCTGCGGTTCGACTTCAGTCTGAGCCCGGTGGTGTACGACTTCTTTCAGTCGAACAACTTCGTACAAGGCGTGATGGGGCCGGTGGGCTCCGGCAAGAGCTACGCCTGCGCGGCCAAGATCTTCAAGAAAGCGATCCAACAGAAGCCGAGCCCGGTTGATAACATCCGCTATACCCGCTGGGCGGTGGTGCGAAACAGCTACCCAATGCTGAAAACCACCACCATCAAGACCTGGCTCGACCTGTTTCCAGAATCCACCTTCGGGCCAATGCTCTGGACTCCACCAATCACCCACCACATCCGGCTACCTGCCCGCGGTGATGCCGCAGGCATCGACATGGAGGTCATCTTTCTGGCGCTAGATCAGCCCAAGGACGTTAGAAAGCTGCTTTCCCTGGAACTAACCGGTGCTTGGGTCAACGAAGCGCGAGAACTGCCCAAGGCTGTGATCGATGGCCTGACCCACCGTGTTGGCCGCTACCCAACCAAGCGCGATGGTGGCGCTACCTGGCACGGTATCTGGATGGATACCAACCCGACGGACGATGATCACTGGTGGCACCGTATGGCCGTCAAGGAAAAGATGACCGGCCCGTATGCCTGGAAGTTTTGGCAGCAGCCAGGTGGCGTGAAAGAGGTTGACCCTGCCGATCTGCCAGACAATCCCGAGGCCAACGACCATGTATTCGCTGCTGGTAAGTGGTGGAAGATCAACCCCGAAGCCGAGAACGTCAACAACCTGCCGGGTGGCTACTACCAGCAGATGCTGCTCGGCAAGAACTTGGATTGGATCAAGTGCTACGCAGGTGGTCTGTACACCTACGTCCAAGAAGGCAGACCCGTCTGGCCTGAATACGATGACTCCACCATGTCTGGCGAGACTGAGCTATCGATGGAGGTGCCAATTCAGGTCGGGCTCGACTTCGGTCTGACACCAGCGGCCACCATTGGCCAGCGCCTGCCTAACGGTCGCTGGGTAATACACCATGAAATCGTCACCTTCGACATGGGTCTAGAGCGTTTTGGGATGCAGTTGCTGGCTGAATTGAATACCCGCTACCCACAGCACCAGGTAATGATCTGGGGCGACCCCGCCGGTATGGCACGCGATGCCATCTACGAGGTGACTGCCTTCGATTTCCTGCGCACCCTGGGGCTAAAGGCACAGCCCACTGCTTCCAACGACTTCAAGGTACGCCGAGAATCCTCTGCAGCGCCTATGCAGCGTCTGATTGATGGCAAGCCAGGTCTTATCGTCAACCGCTCCTGCAAGCTGCTGAGAAAGGCTCTGGCAGGTGGCTACCACTTCAAGCGGGTTGCAGTCGGTGCAGGCCAGGAACGGTTCCGAGATGCGCCCAACAAGAACGAACACTCACACATTGGCGACTCATTCGGCTACCTGATGCTCGGTGGCGGCGAATATAACCGCATGACAAGGGCGCATAGCCTGGGCGGCAGAGCGCCTGGTATGTCCGTGGCCACAATGGACTTTGATATTTTTGCGTAGGGTATATCTGCCGTATAGCTTTACTATTGCAACCTGCTGCAAAACCAATAGAATCCGCGCATGAGCATTGAGATTGATTTGGGCATCGTGCATCACTTCTCTGATGGTTTATATGCCAGACAGATAGCGCTGCCAAAAGATCATTTTGCGGTAACGCACGCGCATGAATATGACCACTTCACTATTTTGGCAAGCGGTCGCGTGACGGTAGAGATTGATGGCAATTCTGAGGAGTTTGCTGCGCCAGCCTGTATCAATATATCTGCTGGAAAGCATCATCGAATTGTCGCATTAGAGGATGCTGTTTGGTTTTGTGTTCATGCAACGGATGAAACAGATCCAGATAGGTTGGATGAAGTTTTAATCGGAGATTGATATGCCACTTTGGATTGCCGCAGCAATTTTTGCTGGTAGTGCTTACCAAGCTAGCGAAGCCAGCAAGGCACGCCGAGCTGCAGAACGTCAGCAGGCAGCAGCATTGAAGCAGCAGGCAGATGATGCCGCTGCAATGCGTTTGGAATTAGGCAGGCAAACCGCTGAGTACGCCAAGCAAGGCGCGTCACTTGAGCAACAAGCAGCGCAAGCGCGTGAGCAATTCCAAGCACAGCAGCTCCAGTACCAAGAGAACAAACTGGAGATGGAGAAGAAGGCCAAGGAAGTGCAGGCCGCCGCTGACGAAGAGCGTCGCAAGGCAGCACAGTCTGAGGCTTCTGCATTGAAGGCGCGTACCCGTGGCGGTCGCCGTGCGCTGCTGTCGCAAGAGCGTCTAACGCCTGAACTCGGTGTTACATCACCAGAGCTTAACGCTGGAATGAGGCTGCAATAATGGCCAAGAAACCACGCCTGCGCAGAATGACGGACATCGACCGTCTGGCTGATCAGTACAAAAAGAATGTCGAAGCAATCACCGGCGAGTACCAGCAATCGTTTGGTGCGTTTCAGACAGAGCAAACCAGAAAGATGGAACCGTATAACGTCGCTGCCGAGCAGTACAAGACAGCGATGGGTGAGTACGAGAAGCAAGCAGCAGGTTACAAAGAAAGATTAGCTGCGCATCAGAAAGCTATTGAGGATGTGCAGGCTAACCCGCGCCAGCTAGTTGGCCGAACCATTGGCGGTGGCAAACGTGGCTTTATGTACGAAATAGAAGGACAAAGATATTCGGAAAGAGCGGGCTTGCCAGAAGGGTATTCAGTTGACGCAAACCAGAATCTTTACAAAGACCGTCCAATTCCAAAGTTTGCTGAAAAAGCCCCAATGGCACCAACAGCGCCGACCATGCCAGAGCTGGGTGAGTTTGACGTATCAACATTCCAAGCAAAGCGTGGCGAAGCTGAAACCACCTTCAAGCGTGAGGTTGCAGAACGTAAGGCCGCACGATTGGGCGCAGTCGGAAGACGCGCCACCAGACCAATGTTGCAGGAGAGCTGATCATGCCAGGCAATTACGAAAAAGAAGACAAGATGAAAAACAAGGTTTCCAAAGTCATGCGCGAGTACAAGTCTGGCAAGCTGAAGTCATCCAGCGGTGACAAGGTCAAGTCGCGTGACCAGGCAATTGCGATTGCGCTGTCTGAGGCCGGTATGGCCAAGAAGGGCAAGTGATGAAAGAAGTGTGGGATAAGCCAAGGCCTAAAGACTTGGGCAAGCCGAAGGAACTATCTGAGATGCAAAAGCGTAGCGCGATGCGTCGTGCGCAGAAGGCTGGCCGACCCTATCCCAACTTGATCGATAACATGGCCGCAGCGAAAGGCAAGCAATGAAGATCGAAATCTCTATTGAGAAAGAATACGAAGAAGAAGAGGGCATGGTCGAGCTGTCGAAGCTGCCGCCTGCGT